TCGGTACCTGTTAGATGTATTACTGTTGATAGTGTAGATAATTTATATCTCGCTGGTAAGCAGTTAATACCCACACACAATACTACATTAATGACGGTATATGCATTATGGGTCGCCTGCTTTCAGGAAGATCAACGTATATTAATCGTTGCTAACAAAGAACAAACAGCTATTAACATTTTTAAACGAGTTAGAATGGCTTATGAAAAGTTACCTAATTACCTTAAACCAGGTGTTTTAGAGTACGGTAAAACGTCAATGTCACTAGCCAATGGTTCAAGCATAGGTATTAGCACTACAAGTAGTGATGCAGGTCGTGGTGATAGCTGTAACTGCTTGATATTAGATGAGTTAGCCTTTATTGATAACCATATGGTACAAGATTTCTGGAAATCAGTTTATCCTATTATTTCATCTTCCAAGAAGTCAAAAATATTCGTTGCCTCAACACCTAACGGCACCGGAAACCTCTTTCACGAACTTTATACCGGTGCACTTGAGCCTGATCCGGAGAAACATAATGGATGGCACGCTGAAAAGGTCGACTGGTGGGAGGTCCCTGGTAGAGATGAAAAATGGAAGAAGAATACTATAAGAGAGCTTGGAAGCAGGGATGCGTTTGATCAAGAGTTTGGAAACGTGTTTCTTGAGACAGGTGAAAGCGCTGTTAATGAGAGACTCTTTGATGAATTAAAGACAGAGTGTGCTGAACCTACATTTGTTTTTGACGAAGGACACTATCTATTATGGGAAGAGCCTAATCAAGAAAAAATTTACGTCGCCGGTGTTGATATAAGCGAGGGTGTCGGTGAAGCTGCTTCAGTAGTGCAGATTCTTGATATTACAGACCTAAGAAGTATTAAACAAGTAGCAGAGTACCATAATAGAAACATTAGTCCTATTAATTTCACTACAAAACTTTACGAGATTCTTCAACACTGGGGTAATCCACTTGCATTAATTGAGCGTAATAACTGTGGTGCACAAGTTGTCGACCAACTTAAGCAAACACATCAATATGAAAATATTGTTTCTTATGGTGCAAAAGCAGGTAAATTAGCCTTTAATAAACCAGGTGTTATTGCACACACAAACACCAAATATAAAGGTGTAACTAACATGAGATACTGGGTTAATGAGTTAAAATGCTTGAAGATACGTAATTTAAATACATTAAACGAACTTAAAAACTTTGTTAGATACCCAAACGGTACTTGGGCTGCAAGACCCGGTGCAAGTAACTGGGATGATAGAGTCATGAGTCTTATATGGGCTCTTATGATTCTTGATGATGAAATAGTTGAAAAATACTTTGAAATTGAACAGTATGATGATAATAAAAAGCCATTAAAGTTAAGACCACTCGATTATGGCATTAAATATTTTGTAAATCCAACTTCGATTTACTCTAACGAAAGATCGAATGGAGATGCATCAATGCCCTTGCCGATTTTATTTCCAGCTGATGACTCAAATGAGTTTTCTGAAGTTAAGGATCTCGAATCACAAGGGTGGCAATTCTTTAACAACTCCCAATACTAATGTCAAACGCAGCAGTCTATACACAGAGTCCATTCAATAAGTCGAGAAAAGATAAATTTCTCATGGCTTTTGATCTACCGAAATGTTTCAAAAACCATGAATCAAATTTCAACCGTAACAATAATACCGTCATACCTGATAGTATTAAGTTTTCTGTTTTCGGTGCAATAGTGCCGTCTATTGAAATACCTCCTGTTGATATAAGATATTCTGGTCAGACTCTTGCTGCTTCAAGCCATACCCGTAACGTCTTTGCACCTAATACTGTAAGTTTTACCGTTGATAATAGATTCAATAATTATTGGACTATTTACAGCTGGCTTAATCTGCTTAATCATGATAAAACAGGTGTTTATGATGCCAATAATATAACATCAGGTAAGTCATCAAACTTCGAATATAGAACTAATATTTCTATTTTTGCACTTGATGAATACAATAAGAGAGTAGTAGAATTTAAGTACACCGATGCATTTCCTACGTCTCTCGGTGGCATAGAGTACAGTTACAGAGACGGTACTGAGATAGAATCATCCTTTACATATAGCTACTCACAATTATTAGTGTCTCTTGTGACTTCTGATATAGAAAGTTTCTAAACTTTAAAAAGTTCAATCAAAAAAATATAAATACTTTATATGGCAAATCGTACAATTCAGAGTCCAGGTGTGCAGATCAATGAAGTAGATCTTTCACTAGCAGCAGTTGGTGCACCTCCTACAACAATTTTTATTCCAGGCTTCGCTCCTAAGGGTCCCGTTGCTGAACCTATACAGGTAAGTAGTCTTTCTGAATTTGAACAAATTTTCGGTCAGCCAACTAATGCTGCAGAAAGATATTTTTACTATACTGTAAAGGCAGCCTTTACATCGAATTCAAATATTCAAGTTTTTAGATTAGCTTATGGCAGTGCTCTTGGTATTGGTACATCAAATCAGTACAGTGCCCTTGTTTACCCTGTTGCTTCTTATACTAACGGCCTAACATCAACAAGTCTCTCTGCTACTGCACTATCTGCAAGTACAATTTTCTTCGGTCAGCCAACCCATATTACACTTTCACAAAATCAGTACCTCGCTATTCAATCGGGCAATGCCTTTACATGGCAGGCTGATACACAGGGTATTACAACATTTACCGATGTTTCACAGCTCGGTCAAGCTGGTCTCATCGTTCTCAACAATTCACAGTCCACCATTAATCAACGTTTTGAAGGTCTGTATCTCGGTGTTATCGATAATACTAACCATAACCCTGCTATCAATTATAACGATATAAACGCTGTATTCACAGTCAACAGTACTGCAACAGCTCAATATGCTGGTGGTTCAACAACAAACGGTACATCATACATTTCTATACCGAATGCACGTCTCAACTTCCCGTTATCTGCAACACCAACATCCCCAGCTGGTAGTGTTTCTGAGGTACTAGAAAATATCCCAACATTTACAACATCGACACCAAAATGGAATGATACAATTTCATTGGGTCTCTTTAAGCTACGTCAATCTGTCTTCTCACCTGATACAATTGCACTTGATTACGTTCTTCAGGAGAGTTACGTTGCATCACTCGACTATTACAGACAGCAGAGTGTTACAACAGGTGGTCAGCCAGTAAGCTTCTTCTTAGAAAATGTAGATAATCCTTCTTCTAACATTGTATCACTTGTTAACCCGTATATTTCAAACCGTAATGTTGGTACTTCATGGCTTGATCTTTCCGGTAATCCTACAAAGACAGTACGTTTCTTAAGTTCTGATAAGGATTTACCTGTTGCATCTGATACTAATAGTTACACTGCAGGGACATGTACATCTGCAATTTCAGCCGGTGTATTTACTGGCTCACCTACACTTTCAAGTGTTTATCCTAACGGCATTAGTCTCAATACCGTTCTTAATACAACCGCTATATCTGCTGTAACAGCATATAATATATCGCTTTCAGCTGACTTCGGTAATTTCCAAAACGTCCCCGGTTCATACGAGACACGTATTGGTGCACCATCAGGTGTTGTAGCAGGTCTAATGAATTCACTTGGTACAACAAGTAAGTTAATGCCGCTTGGTGTATATGCGCAGACAAATCTTTCAACAAAGGTAATCGGTGATGTGCCAGGTAAGGTTACAAACATGCTTAACCTTATTTCAAATTCTGACATTTACCCGCTGTCGATTGTAACAGAAGCTGGTCTAGGTACAATTTTCGTCAATTCATTAAACCCTGCAACATCAGGTTATTTCGATGATACTGTTCCTTTTGATAGTCAGCTATACGCTCTTACAGCACAGCAAATCGCAGCGCAGCCTACAATGGTAGCAAACTATCTTGCTGCAGTTCAGCCGTTTGTTACATTTGCAAGTGCAACACGCAAAGATCACCTCTTTATCGCAGATCCAATTACTAACATCTTCGTAGAGGGCAACAATCTCAAGACACTGGCTGATCCAAACAAGAGTTTCTCACAGAATATCTACTGGCCACTACGTAACCAGTTCTCAACTATCAATACAAGTTATGCTTGCGCATATGCAAACATTGCACAAGTTTACGACAATGTATCAAATAGCCAGGTCTGGGTACCGTTCTCAGGTTTCGCTGCAGCAGCAATGGGTAATACAGATTCAAACTTCTACCCTTGGTATGCACCAGCTGGCTTCACACGCGGCGTTGTAAACAGTGTAACAGATCTTGGTTACTATGCAAACCAGAAGGAGCGTGATCAACTTTATTCGATCTCACTCAACCCTGTTGCATACTTCCCGAACGAAGGTTTCGTAATCTTCGGTCAGAAGACAGCACAGAAGCTTCCAAGTGCATTCGATCGTATTAATGTACGTCGCTTGTTCCTCACACTTGAGACTCAAGTTAAGCAGACAGTACGTTACTACGTATTCGAGCCAAACACACTCTTTACAAGAACAAACATCATCAACGTTCTTACACCGATCTTTGATCTCGCTAAGAATACACAGGGTCTATATGACTACCTCATCATTTGTGATGAACGTAATAATACACCTGCTGTAATTGATGATAACTCACTTGTAGTTGATATCT